AATCACAGACGGCCCCATAATATTAATATCCCATTTAGCCATTATAATTTATATCCCACATATTTTCTTGTTCCAGTTTTGCATCCCCCAATCCCCAAGCCTAGCAACTTGCATTTCTTGATGCTCGCTGAATTTCTGCCAAGACAGCATTATGTACTTCATTCTGGTAACTGTAGTCATCTTTTTTATTTTGCCTAAATCTTTGTAGAGCATCTCTCTGATATAAACTACAGGATCATTTTCGTAGTTTTTTATACCTCCTTTCCAAGTCTCAATAAATTGATTTGCCCTATCTTCGTAGCCAGTATAATTTGCAATATAATGTATCGCCGAAAGCATTGCGTCTGCTCTTGTAAATGTGTTCCTGCAAAACGATACACTTTCAGTAATCCCTTTGTGCTTATCGAACACTGTGTTTAACTGCGTAACCGTGTATCCGGCGTCTTTGGGATGTCCTTGAGCAATAAGAGCTAACATTTTAATTGCGGCTGCAAGTTGCGAAGAATTGATGTGACCATCTATTTTTAATTGATCTGCATATGTGCGTTTTTTACCGCAATCAATAACCTTAATTACTTCTTCTGGAAGATTTTCAAGTAAAATTGTATGGAAAGGCTTGCCTGATTTAATACAAGCCATGAGCCTTTGCTGCCCGTCTAATAATCTTCTGTTTTTGCTAAAACAGATTGAATGGCCAGTAAATAAAAAATTTTCGTTTTTCATATCGAGAGCGTATTCTTTTATTTTCGTCTCAGATGGCCTACGATTAATTGTATTATTGTTTAAATAATTTTTAGCCATTTCTGGCGTAATTAACACTTTACTTACATTAACGTCATTTATGTAATCTACACTTCTCATTTTTTTCTCCTAATTAGATAGATAATTTTTTGACATGCCTATAATGACACAATCGTATCCAGTACCCATGCACCAACGGCACGCGCTAACTGTCTGGACATCTTTGTCTACAACCTGAGAGTAATCCCACTCCCAGTTTTTACCTTCACCACGGCATACGCGGCAGGTATTAGTTTCATCGATTATTGCTTGCATGTTTTCCTCCTTGTGCTCTCAGTGTTAACCGCAAGTTAACAATAATGCAAATAAAAAAACCCCGAGCCAAATTGGGAGGAAGCTCGGGGCTAGTTGAAGAGCCAAACAGGCAAGGCTCTTGGAGGTATCTTTTTACTACATATAGGCTTCGGTATTGAAAAACAAGCAGTATCTGGTAGTTTAAAGCATGTTAACGTCATGGAGATTTAAATGTTAAACGATAAAGAGAAAAACTTAATCATGCTACTTGAGCTCCCACATAGGATCTCAAACCCTCGGGCAATGATGCAAGCTTGCGAAGATGCTGCGGCGCTCATTAAGCGTCTGGACGCAGAGTTAGACGCCAAAACCGAATCATCGCAGCCAAAGCGAGCTCGTAACTCAGATGGAACGCTGAAAGCAGACGACCCTGCTACACCAGAGAACGAAGCATGGGTGGGCGGTAAAGCGCCGAAAAAGAGGGCTAAGAAGAAGAGTTAGTCGATAGAAAGTAAGCCGCCTGTTTGACGTGATAAACGCTCGAGCAGGCGAGACGGCAACGGTAGGTCTGGCGGCAGTAAGCCTCTTTGTACGGGGCCGCTTCTTATAGCCGCTTGGGCTAATGTCGGAGCCGTAAAGCCTAATCCTGCGCCAATAAGAGCTTCTGTGGTATCTCCCATTTGCGATCCTGCCAACAAGCCAGTTAAAGCAGGTAAGCCTGTTACCGCCCGACGGCCACCGGCGGATACAGTTGGCAATGATGATACAACTTCTTCTGCGGCAAATGCCAAATCGCCTAGTTGAGTTCTGCCTTCACCAGTAAGGTACTTTGTGCCTTCTCTTAATCTTGTAGCGGTTCCAAGAGCGTTTGGTGAAATTAATCCTGACCGTGGATCAGACCCAGATCTATTAAGTGCTCTCAATGCTGTTAAGTAGTCTCTGTATTTTGGCCTTACATCTCTTAGTAAATTGTAAAGATTAGGATCAACTTTACCGACGCCTCTTTCTAAAATATTATCTAGCAATTCATTTGCAGCCATGCCTAACGTTGCTCTTTCATCACCTTTTGCGGTTTCTATCATTTTTCTTATTCGAGTTCGATAATCTGCAATTTTAGTCCCACTTATTGGCTTTGATTGAGAAAGAGACTCATCAATTCTTGAGGTAAGCTCTCTGATTACTTTTGGAATATTTTCGTCTGTAGCATCTCTAAAAGTATCAATCATAATTTTTAGATTATTCACGTCAGATTGTGTCGCTACTTCGTCAACCACATCTTCAACTTGGTCAAATACGGAGCCAAAAAAGTTCTTTCTTTCTGCCAATGCTTTTGGCGTTGCTCGAGCTGCATCTGAACCAAGAAGGCGCATAACTTGTCTAGTTACGCCCTCAGTCGTTGCTAAGTCTGTCGCCTCGACGCCTTCAAGCCTCATTAGCCTCTCCGACCCTATGGCTTGGCCTGCGGTCATTGGCACGTCTGCCTCTCGGAGAACGTCTACACTTGCAGCTCTCTCAGCGCCTTCACGGGCTATCAAAGCATCGGGGCCAGTGGCTAAACGTCTTGCTCCTGACTTCAGTGCCTCCGTTGCAAACGGCGTTCCGAGCGCGGCTAATAGTCTGGCCATAGATTCTTGTTCAGTGCCTTTTGTCAATTGCCCTGCGGTTTCACTGGCTACGGCAGGTAAGACTGATTGAGTTACCGCCCTCACGGGGCCACCGATAGGAAGCACCGCAGAGCCTCCGCCAAACTCTCCTACTGTTCCGAGATACTGGCCAAATGTGGTTGGGCTTTTGTATTCGCTGAATCCTCCAGTTAGCTCTGCCGCTAATTCTCTTAAAGTTGGCTCATCTGTAACTTTTTTGGGCGGCTCTTGCCCCATTACTCGTAAAGCAATATTCATGGGTAGCTCTTGAAGAAATGACGCTAGATTACCAACGGTTCCAACCGTTTCGGCAGCGCCTCTAATTCCGCCTGCCGCTAATGATTTTGCGCCTTCTTGCAGCATTTCTGGCGTTGTCATTCTTGCATCTCTGGCGGTTTTTGCGGCTTGCTCTGCCTCTAAACGTCGAGCTGCATCTACAAATCTTTTTGCTGCTTGCTCGTTATTATCTTCTAACGCTTTTCGAGCTGCCTCTTTTAATTCTTCAACGGTATATTCCATGTAGCCACTCTTATTGTAAGTATTTCTTATCTTCTTCACTAAGCCCCAACATCTGACTGCTATACATTGGGTTTTGAGCCATCGCATCTTGAAATAATTTTCTAGCGTCCATCAGTGCTAATTTCAAATCTTCAACATCACCCATCAAAGCTCTATCGATTCTTGTTCTTGCTGCGGTTGCTGCTCTGCCTTCTGTGTCTGTGATTGGCCCACCGCCTTTTAACTGTTGGTATGCCTCAACAAAATTTAAACCTTTTATTTGATCTACATAAGACATAAGATTTGAATATTCTTTAGCTTTTCCAAATTTCTCAAAAAATTGATTTACTGTACCAGAAAATCCTGCAATTTTAGCTAAATCTGGAGAGTTTAAAAGAGCATCAACAGCCGCTACACCCTGACCTTGAGCAACTAAAGATTTTTCAGCTTGGGTTAATCTTTCAACCTCACCTTCAAGCCTTTTAGTTTCAATCGCAATGCCTTGCGCTAGAGTTGGGTTTGCTATTGCAAGTTGACTTAGCTGTGCAATTCTTTGTCGCAAAGCATCAGGCGTCATCTCACCGCTTACGGGCGTTACGCCGCCAAACACACCTTGAAGCATTTGCCTCTGAGCCAAAGCCGCTTGGCGCTTACGCTCCATGTCGGCACGCTCTCTAAAGCCTGCCAGTGTGCCAGTAAATGCCTCACCTTCTTTGCCTTGCAGTGCCATACCTGCATCCTTAATTGCGGCAAATGCAAGCATTGTTCTTTGGTTTTTGCTTAAATTTTCAAACGGGTCTTGCGATATAGACTGGTCGAGCAAATTCATCATAGCGCTTGGCGCGGTTACGGTTAGTTCTTCTTCTGGCATTACCGGAGGGCTTACCTGATCCGCAAGCCTTATGTTCCCCACTGTACCAAGTGCCGTTAAAGCGTCTGCCGCAATACCTTCTGAGCCAATGACTGGGTCGCTTGGCATTGGGCTAGTTAAAATTCTGTCTGCCTGATTGACTACCGCCCCCTCTCCCATAGGCATTGATGGGACACCGTAGTCCATAGAGTTTCTTACCAACTGATCCGCCGGAGATCCTGCGGCTATGCTCATCTTCTGCAAGTCTGCCGCCGTGGCTGCGTCGCCTGCCATAGCATCTATGAGGCCAAATCTGTCTATGTCTTCTTGTGTTAGTCTATATGCCATTTTAACTTCCTATCCAAACGGGTTAAAGCCAAACCCAAGCGCACCTTTTTGCGCGGCAGGCCCAAACATGCCAAAGCCTGCGGCCCCCATACCCAAGCTACCTAACGCACCTAACGCAGGTCCGAGACCGCCGGTACGCTGTGTAGTCGTGCCATAACCTTGAGGTATAGCGCCTGCCGCACCAGTTAGCACGCCAAACTGGGTAAGTGGAAATTGCTGCGCCGCCAAGTAATCTTGGAAAGCAGCATCAAGCCCTGCTTGGCCAAGCGCCCTCTGGGCTTCGCCTGCCGCAGTTTGTGCGCCAAGTCCGGCGAGCTGCGTTTGCAGTTGCTGACCTGCAATTGAGCCAAGTCCGGCAGCGCCTGTGCCTCGAAGCCTTGCGGCGTCCAGAGCGGCTTGCTGCCCTGCGAGCCCTGCTTGCTGCTCGAGGGACGCTTGCTGAATTGCGCGTTGCTGTTGGCCAGTAATGTCGAACTGAGCTGCACGCTGCGCCTGATCGAACGCTTTGGCTCTTTCCCGTGCAATGAGATCCGCCGCCTGTTGCCCGTATGCCTTGCGCGTTTCTGCTTCCGCTATGCCTTGGCGAGATCCGCCAAATGCTCTGGCGGCCGTAGCTTGTGCGCCCTGCTTGGCTAAAGCCATCTCCTGCGCTGCGCCTAAATCGCTCAAGCCAGACTCGATAACCGCTTCAGTATATGGCGACATATATGCGCCCATGTCGGCCTCTGCGATACTGCCAACGTCGCCGATCTGCGCGGCCTGCATTGTGGGTGCATCCATCCGCGCCATCTGGCCGTATGCCTGCGCTGCTTGGCCATACAACGGTTGCCCCATGCTTAACGAACCGTATCCAGTCATCGCCTGTTGCTGTAGCGGCGTCATGCCTGCGACGCGCTCGCCTTCAAAAGATTGATATGGTTGAGCCAAGAAGTCTTGGGCAAATGGTATTACAGTGCCTTCCAAAAACTCCTGCTGAAAAGCCGGCATTTCCTGCGTTGTAGTTTTCTTAGATCCCATTATCTTAACTCCATCTCATAGTGAGTATACACCGACCTAAACGGCGACGCATCTACATATTTCTCAAAACCTTTTCTGCCGTCAGCCTCGACGGCGTCTAGCCCTGCGTCTAACGCTAATTTTTTCATAAGGTCTATCGCTTCGTTCATCCATTGCCTCATACGCTTACCGCCAATAAACTCAATCTTTAAATTTTTTCTTTGAGGGTGCTTTACAACCACAGTTGTCATGGCTGCTACTAACTTGTCCTCGAGACTAATGAGCCACATAACGCAGCCGCCGCCTCTTATGTCGTCCTCAACGTCCTGCATTGTGACGTTGTGAGACTGCCTCAGTATCGCCGGAGCCAGTAACTCCATGCCCTCGCTAACATGCTTGTCAAAGTCTTGAGATAATACGGGCAATATATTTACCTTTGGCTTTGTGTGCAATCTTACAACATTATCTAACATATTTACACCCCTACGCATGGATTCTTGTAATTGCGAGGGTCGATGATGGTGAAGCAGGAGAAAATGACGTTGCGGCTGTCGTGCCGAGGCTGCCGTTAGTGCTATCCACTGCCCACTTCATTTCTATGTAATCGTTGGCTGTGAGCTCAAGCAAAAACACTCTAGACGCAAGCATAACGCCACCATTGTTATGTACCGTCTTCACCATTGTCATATTTGCGATATTTGTTCCATTCTTAACAGGCCAAAAGTAAAACTTTACATCGCTTGCGCTTGAGCTTGTTATTTCTGCGGTAAAGCTTAGTAAGTATTCTCCTGTTTCCTCAAATACAATGCGCTCATTATTAGTGGCGTCTCTGTCTATCTTAAAATTGTTAGTAGGCGCATCATAGGTGATGCTATATGCAGTATTTGGAGATGCAGCGGTTTGGGCAGTTGTGCGTATCAACTTAACGTGACCACCTTCTAACACAATCTGGCGAAACTCGTTGTCTCTGGAAATTACTGGGTACTTGTTTTGCTCGTCGTAAAGTATGACGCCGTCGTCTGATGGGTTATCGCCAGACGTCTTAAAATAAAGACGGGGCAACTGACGCCGCAAGTATGCCGTTAAACTGTTGCCCCATGCTTTTACGTCGTCGCCAATAGGTGGGAGTACCGGAGCCGCCATTATCTGCGACCACCGGCTTTAGCGTCAATACGCATAGTGCCAACGCGCCAAGACGCATACGGCGTGTCGCCCTCAATCCGCATACGTATCTGGCGGCCAGAAAATCTGACGGCTGTAGGGTTGGCAGGCGTAAAAGGCCCGTGCGTTGATTCGGTTGCGTTTGGGTAGAACCGGCTTTTAAACTTAATGTTTACGTCGCCTTGCGTTTTTTCGTCTGGTATTAGGTCGGTTACCTGCATAATCTTATCGCCAGATCCCATGCTAAACGGGCCGCTTTCTGCAAATACGCCGTCTGCATCGGTCACGGTAATATTATTGCCCATGCTGTTACCATGTACAGTGCAGTAATATTTCAAGCTTGCAGGTGCATCACTTGGCACAACAAAAGTTGTCTTTGCCCCTGAGTTGCCTGCGGTCCCCGTGGTTGTAACTCCCGAAGTATACGAGGCGTCACTTGCATTTCTAAAAGCCAGTGGATGCCCAGAGTTGCTGCCATCACTTTGGTCAAAGACATAGGTGTATCCGCGTTTAAGTGTAATCGCAGGATAGTTGCTACCGTCTAAAATAAATCTGTTACCGCCGCCAACGCTTGCAACTGTGACCGTGTATGTTTGGGTGTCAACGTAGCTCAAGCCAACCTCGTGGTCGAACATTGCGCCATCTTGGCCCATAAGCATAGGATACTCAAATACACCGCGAGATGTGCCCGAGGTGCGCGAGAGGTTACCGATGAGCCAATGATTTTCTTTGTAGTCGAAGGCAACATATCGATCTATCTCTGTTGAGCTACCAGAGCAGTAAAACCACCAGATTTCTCCAAACTGGCCGTTTGTAAACGCCCACGTCTTACTTTTCTGCGAGGTGTTTAAATCGCCAAAGACATAATCATGCACGGCGCAGGGTATTTCTGATACGACATTACCGTCAAACCGGAAGAAGCCGCCGTTACCCATCCAGAATGTACCCATATCTACGTCGGCCGCCGCACGCCTTGATATAATACCGCAGGACGTGCCAACTCTCTCAAATCCGTACACGTAAGGCGGCCCAATGTATCGAGCTGTGTGCGCGTCTACGTCTGTAATAATAAGCGTCTGGCCACGGGTTCTGATAGCCGTTTCTATCTGGCCTGACGTTTGCAGTTCTATGTCTCCTGCCTCGTTTGTTGAAGCCGGTGTCCAAGTCGTATTATCCTCACGATCCGAAAACTGCACCTTGCGCGGATTGCCGCCTGCGCCGAGCGCAAACACAAATCGCTCTTCGGTTACGATTACGCCAAGGTTGTTGGTTGGCGCGTTGGCTACTACTGCGGCCTTAGACGACGTGCCAAGCTGCCACTCTAAAATCCTGCCGTCTGCCGTAGAACACGCCAAGAGGTACTCGCCCCAGTTATCTAGCGACCAAGTTGTTGCGGCAACGATGTTACCAGTGTCTGGTCGAGGCGTGCCGTATGTGCCAGATCCGTAAAAGCCGTATCCGTAGCCAATATTAACGGCGGCGCTTTCAGAGCCTGCCGTCAAATCTGTAGGCGCAATGTCGTATGCTGTACCGCCAGATACAACGGCAAACAGCTCGTTATACGATCCGGCTGCAACGTATCTTGTGCCGTTATTGCTTTCCCATGTGTGCATACCACGGGGCGCGTTGGCTGTGATAGAGGCTATGTTTTCGTTTACGCGCCAACCGCCAATCGGTCTAAGTGATCCGTCTCTCCATCGCACTAGTGAACCGTCGCGCCACCTACCGGCTGCATCGAGGTCTGTGCCTGTTCTGTGAAATCCGGCAGGAATTTTTAGCGGTATTAGCGGCATGTGATTACTCTGGTTTTGTAGGCCATGAAATAGTGTTTGGGAAGCCTGATTGCTGCGGCACGTTTAATAAGTCTGTGCGGTACTGCGACCACTCGGTTTGCTTTTCTGACGTCATATCTGCCCAACGTAGTGGGTTGGATACGATGCTGTCTACTTCTGATCGCAGTTTACCGTCTCTTACAGATCTTTGCTGAGAAGCTAACCTCGCGTCACGAGCTTCTTGAGTAGATGCAGTAAAGTCTGAGCCAATAAGAGATAATAAAGCAGTGTTATCTATCGTTGGGTCTGTGTCACTAGATGATATTGTGTAAGGTATCCAACTGTAATCAGGGTGATTTATCTCTACATCCATAAGTGTGTTATCTTCGCTGAGAGATGTAGCGTTGCGATATTGTGTAATTGTAATTGCCATTTACGAAATCCTTAAAAATACTGTTACACCACTTGTTGTTGAGTGACCCATACAACGCCAAGTACCGCTAGGGTTGCTTCCTGCGTTTTCATTACTGTCAGAATAATAAAGAGAGCTTCCGGCAACCGTAGAGCCTGCTGACGTAGCAGGTTTAAGAAACGCATAAGAGCCGACTGCGCCTAAAGCCAAGCCTGCCGTAGCAGATCCGACTTGCGCCGTTGTTGGCGCAGGGGCAGATGTCAAGTAACCTGCACTTCCGTGATCGCCCCACCCAAAAGCAGTGTTCCAGTTTGATTGGCTAGACGTAGTCGGGATGCTGTAGCCACTAGCAAGTGAGATTGCAAATGTTCCGCTTGTTGTAATTGTCGATGGACTGACGCTTAATCCAGTTGGCACAGTTACTCCAACGCTTGTAACTGATCCAGATCCTGCGGAGGCATTGATGTACGTCTTTATGTCTGAGAGCGCCACCTGTTTCATTGTGCCGGCATCGTTAAATACAACGCGGTCTGCATCTACGACGGTTGTAGACGTAGCACTTGTGTCGCCGTCAAGTATGTTAATCTCAGCCGTGGTAACGGTTGCGCTGCTTAGCTTGTTCAGCTCGGCAGCCGTGCTTGTCATCGCCACGCCGCCAATCTGCAATGATGTCATGTTTGGCGTTGTTGCGTTTGTGCCGTCTGCGTTGTTGTTTATCTCGGATACAATGCTGTCCAATGCCGTGTTAGTCGTGGCTCCCCATGTGTCCTCTGAGCCTCCCACTGTCGCCTTGGTTATTGATAACGCCATCTGCTTTCTCCTTTATGCCGCGTCCTGCACGACCGTCCATGTCTCTGTTGTACCAGAAATATTTGTCCATGTCTCTGGTGTAATTTCCTGCACGTCCCATAGGAAGCGTACTGGTATTGTCGGCGTGCCTGCCGTTATCTCTGTCGCCGTTAAAATATGTGTCTGCACAAACGTGATGTTGTCTACGGTTGGCGTCGTCGTAATCTCTGTCGCCGTAAAGTTGTTTGTCTGCTCAACCTGTGCAGCGTCAACTACTGGCGCTCCAGATGTTATTTCTGTCGCCGTAAAATCAAAGAAAAATGTCATGGCGGCAACATCTACAACCGGCGTGCCGGCTGTTATGTCGCTCATTGAAAGAAGTTGCTGCGATATTATCGTGACACTATCTACCGTTGGCGTAGACGTAAGATCTGGCACAGCCATGACGTAGGTCGTTGATACCGAAATGCTGTCTACAACTGGCGTCAGAGTAATGTCTGCAATTGCAAACGTCTCGTCCTCTGCCATTGTAACAGCCGATATAGTTGGTACGCCTGCAATGATGTCGTCAGCAAGTAATCCGCCGTCTGCCATTGCTCCTAATGGAGATGCTGCTATCGGGTTAAAGCCTAGCATTGCTTACTCCTTAAGGTTGAACCGGCCAGTCCTCATCCGACAAATTCGGCCACGCGTCATCATCCGGCAAATTTCTAAGCTCGTTTCTGTAGGTCGCCCAAGCCGTCTTGTTCTCGTTGCTCAATGGACTGTCATTCATTTGTGTCCAATCGCTATCAACTAATAGCTTATTACGTGTAGTCCTGTGACCTTCGGCTGTCCTTGCATCTAGCGTTGACTGATACGCAGCCTCATGTTCTGCCTTGGTAGTCGTTACGCCATCCTCAGTTGTGTCAGCAAACATGTCTCTAGCCACATAGCGTTCTACCCAATCACCGTTATCGTTTTGCTCGACACCATCACGCACACTTATTTGATATGCTGTTGTTGTAGCGGCAGGGCTTGCAAATACAGGGTCTAGGTTCATTGCGTCTAATGTTGCTGCTTTCCATACACGAGGCAATGACATATGAGCAAAGTCTGCTCTCCATTGACCTTGCGTTTTAACTTCGCCTGTTGTTCTTTCTCTGTATTCACTCATTAGATTGATCCTTTCACATGAGTTTGATTATGCGATTGCGTAGAAAATGTAATTGCCTGTGCCTGTTGCATTACTTGGAATTTTAAACCCACTTGAATATGGGTCAATTAAATCAAAACCAGTATTCTCTGCACCAGTACTATTAAGCTCTAGCTGTGCATCACCCGACCCCGACACAATTCCTCTAACTGAATCGAAAATGTACCAACTACCAGTGTCATCGGTTCTCTTGTAAATCACAAGCCTAGCACCTGACGAAAATCCACAATCTACATTGGTATCACCGCCACCGTTTGTATGGCTAAAGCTTCCCACCTTGGAAACACCTGCTGCTGTAGCGAAAAGGTAGGCTATGTAGGTTTGTGTATTTCCATTTGTTTTTCCTGCAGTTCCTACAGTAAACACTGACGATGTTGGTGCAGTGTCATTCCAAAAGTTTGCTGAGTCTACTCTTTGTGCGGTATCATTTAAATATATACCATAGTCTTCAGGAGCACTACTATCTATGTTGTTATGATACACAGCCCAAGCCTCAGTATCGCTACGACATTTCATCCACATCATCTCAGGTGCAACCCCAAGATTATGAGCTACAGTTCTTGCGCTTCCCGTCCCAGTATACGTCACAACATCAAAGAAGTTGGGGGCGCGGCGGAAGGCGTAGTCAACACTGTCAATACCGCCTTGGAAAGATGTTCTAGTTACGCCTGTGTTGCTATCAAAGTTCATTACGGAAGATCGGTCTTCTTCAGCGGCACTAGAGTTAAATCTAAGATCGCCAACTGTAAGTCTTGGTATAGATATACTGTCTCCGCCGTTCTTGTTTTTGAAGAAGTAGAAATCAACAGGGAAGTTAGAATTTAAAGTATATCCGCCAATATCTGTGGTTGAGCTATCGTCCAAAGCAAAAACCTTAGTTGCATCAGTTGGTGCAGCTAGTGGGCCTCTGCGTATTGCCATGTATATGTAGTTGCCGCCAGATGCGTTTACACTACCATGAGAGATTACTGGTTGAAAACCAGTGGATGTAGGAACAACGCTTAAAGATGGTGACTCTGCACTGCTTGAGTCCGCAGATAAACGAGCAGTTGTTGAGTAATCAAATCCTCTCATAACGTCATACATAAACCACTCGTCTGCACTATCAGTACGTTTCAGCATTACCCACTGAGGCTCAAACCCAAGGTCAACTGTAGGGCCAGTTGTAGAACCATTCCCAGTATAACTCCCACACTTGATAATATCTTGCGTACCATCGCCGAACTTACCGTCACCATCGTTGTGTGCGAATAGGTAGGCAACGTATGTTTGACCATTGGTATTGCTAAGAGCGCCATCACCTACGGTAAAGTGAGTTGCTGTTGGTGCGGTGTCATTAAGAAACCCATCTCTGTTAGACTGGGCAAAGTTTTCATTTAGTTCAAGCCTATAATCTTCTGGATCAGTACCACCGTTTGCACCACGATGATAAACAGCCCAACCATCAGCGGCACTTGTTTTCTTGAATATAATCATACCCGGAACTGACCCAAGGTTATGACTGACTGTTCTTCCTGCCGTTCCATTCCCGGTATACGTTAAAACATCAAAGAACTTAGGGGCTTTGCGGAATGTCCAAGAGGCGTAGTTATAAGAACTATAATTTATGGTAGTAAATTGACCATCACCAAGAGTAAATCCATTGCTGTTAAAGGCTGTTAAATCATCTCCACCTGTATAATGCCCTGCTGATAAATTAGATTGAAGCAAAGCCCCTGCGCCACGTTCTGTATCAAACAAAGCATGATTTAAAGTACCGTCTCTTCGTTTAATCCAAACTAAACCACCTTCGCCACTTAGGTCAATGCCGTTGATAATAGATTGTGTGCCACTATTTCCATCATATAAATAAGTACTGAACACCTCATCTACATCAAGACCTGCACCACCTGCACTACCTGCGGCTGCTTGGAGTAATTTCTTTTTACTTGCCATGTTCGTTTATCCTAACGCTTGACCTGCCGTAAATCCGTACCAGTTCGTACCGCCATCCCTCGTGTAGAACACAAAGACATCTTTAGCTGATGCAGTTGCTGTGAGGGTTGGCGCTGTGGCGCTAGGCCAATCTACAGAGGCAGGCCATGTCACGGTAAAGCCTGATGCTGATGCGTCCTGTATGATCTCAATGCTAAAGCTAAATGCCGTGCCAGATGCAGGGGGATTGCTAAAAGTAAATGTGGTGTTCTCTGTCAGTACGTGACTGAAGGCATTAGCAGCCTCACAGTTTACCGTCGTGGCGTTAGAGCTAGAAGTAACCGCCGCGTACGTTTCGTTGTAGCTGTCAACGAGTAGCTCGCCAGTAATATCAACGTCGCCGGTATAAGTAGCGCCTACTTTTGCATTAAGCTGAGTTTGGATTGCGCTTGTTACGCCGTCTAAATAGCCAATCTCTGTGTCGGATACGTTTGTTACAACCGCCTGCTTTGCGTCTAGCTGAGTTTGGATAGCAGAGGTTACACCATCAACGTAGCCAAGTTCAGTGGCCGTCAACGTTGCAGGTACTCCATCTAACGTATTAATCTCAGTTGCATTAGCCGTAATGCTTAGATCAGATAGCTGCTTAACAAGTGGATGACCGCCTGCCGTTGAGCCGTCGTGAACAACCACCGTATCCTTGTCAGTATCAACTGTAATCTCGCCGACAACGCCAGTAAAAGAGCTATGCTGCGAAGTTGTGCCGCGTCTGAATTGTACTTGCTTTGCCATTATGCAACGCTCCCATAATCATCTATGTTATCAACTGTGCCAGTAATCAGGCCGTAATCTTCATCGAGAAATAAGTCTGCGGCAGTTGCTGAGATAAATACAACCGCAGATCCGCTTAAAGTTATCGCATTATTGCTGTTATTACTTTCGCTTACAGTGCGAGAAAGCGTCGTGCCGCTTGCCGTGTAAACGCCCGAGCCTATCTCAAAGTTATTACCATCCTCAATTACGTATCTAACAGTGTCGCCATTTGATACGCCTGCGTCTGTAAATGTTTGAAATCCTACCGAGGCTGACCCTAAAGTAATAGTTCCAGTGCCGGTTGTGCTCGTCGTCATCTTGGCTCTGTTAACTAACTTAACCATGTGTCACCTATGATGGGTCAGGGATTTCAACGTCAAATGCTGCAATCGTAAATGAGTTACCTGATGTTACGCTTTGAGATGTGGATAGAGCCCCCGTGGCTAAAAGCCTTGTTGCCGAGACGTCTACTATGGCAAAATGAGTTGCGGTTCCAGTTCCAGTTACCGAGCCGTCAGTTATAGCTCCTGCCCTAA